CACCAGAGAATGTAGAGACACCAGAAATATTTAAATTGCCAGTTCCAGTTATGCTGTTATTATTAAGATCTAAGTTACCACCAAGTTGTGGGGTAGTATCACCTACAATTTCGGTAGTGATACCAGTAAGACTAGTATAAGGATAGTTAGTAGCATCACTTAAATCAAATGCTGGTGTTGCATCAGATTGTCCAAGGTCTAATGATACTCCACCATAAGAAACACTATCATTTGTTAATGCAGAGTTAGGAATTGATGTTAGGTTTGCACCAGAACCACTAAATGTTGTTGCCTTAACAGTTCCATTAACATCTAATTTTTCTGATGGATTATCAGTTCCTATTCCAACCTTACCATCAGATTTTATACGAAGTCTTTCTGCACCATTTGCTGAAACACTAAAGTTCTGGTTTCCTACGTTATCAGTATCAAAATTTAAATTGAAATCTCTTTCACTAATTAATCTTCCAGATCCATTGCTATGAACCTCAAATTTCACTGTACCTGGATTAGTCCCACCAGCAGGTCTTGTTAGTGTAATTCCGTGATTATCTACTTTAGAAATTTCTAAAGTATTGGTTGGATTATCAGTGCCGATGCCAAGTTTACCAGCAGAAGTTATACGAAGTCTTTCTGTGCCACCAGTCTCTGCTGTAATAGTATCAGCAGCAGGAAATCTAATCGCAGTATCAGTATCACCAGTATGAACAATCTTATCTGCTATGGATAGATCACCACCTACAGTAAGAGCACTAAGTGTTCCAACGGAAGTCAGAGAAGAATTAACAACACTAGATCCTAATGTTGTTGCATTCAATACTTCAACTTGATTAACCTGATATCCTTTTCCTGTGAGAACATTTAAGTTTTCACTAGACTTAAGTGAGGGATTAGTTCCACTATTAAACTCATATAAGAATGTTTTATCACTACCAATTCCAATACCAGCACCATCAGTCAAAAGGTCAGAAGTGCAAGTAGTAGCAATACCAATAACCTTATCTGCAATCTCAACTGTCGTAGAATTTACAATAGTTTCGGTACCATCGACATATAAGTCACCTTTAATTCTAACAATACCAGTATTATCACCAACAACACCAGGATCAATAATTAAATTAGATGGTCCAGCAATCGTTGCGGTATCACTAGCACCATTAAGAACAGATATACCAATACCAGTAGATGTTAATTTATCAGTTATACTTAATGATGTGGCAGTAATAGCACCTGATATATTAATATCACCTGTTCCAGTGATATCATTACCATTAACATCCAAGTTGCCACCAAGTTGTGGTGTTGTATCTCCTACAATTTCAGTAGTGATACCAGTAAGACTAGTATAAGGATAAGCAGTAGCATCACTCAAGTTAAATGCTGGTGTTGCATCAGTATCACCTAAGTTAAGTGTTACACCACCAATGGCAATACTAGAATTTGATAACTTAGCATTCGCAATAGAACCTGCTAATTGGGCATTAGTAATTGTTCCTGATAGGGATGATGTTGGATAGTTAGTAGCATCACTCAAGTCAAATGCTGGTGTTGCATCAGAAGTACCCAGGTCTAAACTTACTCCACCATAAGAAACACTATCATTTGCTAACTTAGCATTCGCAATAGAACCTGCTAACTGAGCATTCGTAATGGTTCCACTAAGACTTGATGTTGGATAGTTAGTGGCATCACTTAAATCAAATGCTGGTGTTGCATCTGAAGAACCTAAGTCAACAGATACTCCACCAAATGAGACACTATTATTGTCTAATGAAGTGTTTGGAATGTTTGTTAGATTTACACCAGAACCACTAAATGATAATGCGGTAATAATTCCACTAGTATTAACCGAAACCGTAGTTCCAATGCCGACATTAATTATTTCTGTAGGATTAGTTGTATTGACAAAAGTTATATTCCCTGCAGCATCGTGCTTTAGAGTAGTTGTTCCAAGTTCTAATTCTTCAATACCTGTAATTTTTTTATTATTAGGATCTAATACGATTGAAGAAGTACCTATACTTAAAATTCCAGTAACTCTTCCGTTACCAAGAACAACTAAATTTTCACTATAAGTAACACCCGAACCAACAGGGTCTATATGAAGTTTGGTAGAAGTAACAACACCAACACTCATTCCTCTGGTAGAAGTATCTCCTAGTTGTAAAGTTTGATCTAATGTTTGAGAACCTCCGCCACCAGAAGAAGTTATTGTAGCAATACTACCACTTGCAGTTGCTGTTACATTAGTTCCAAAGTTAATAGTAGTAATTTCTGTACCAACAGATGATCCATTATTTTCAATGGTAACTCCAGTACTACCTCCACCACCACTAACAGTTACAAATTCAAATTTCTCAATACTATGATCATACTTTAAAAATTTACCATTATAAACAGAAGCATTCGTAGCAATACCAACAATATCATCAAGATACTTTAGTTTAGTCTCACCACCTCCTCCTAATGTTGAAAGTTGTTGTTGAATACGATTTACAAATAATCTATAGTGACTCTGGAGTTGATCCAAAGTTACAAATTTTTGATCTAATGGTGTTAATGAATCACTATTATCTGAAGAACTGGGTTCTGTAATAATACTCTCATTAAGAATTTCTTTCTCGTTAAATTTCTCAAATACTTCTTCAATATATTTTATTTTACTTGCAAGTCTTGAATTATTCTTTTGTATTTCTTCAATACTTAACTTATCAATCGCAGATTTAACATCTTCATGAATAGTTTCAATACTTTTATTTTGATTTTCAATATGAGATTCATTTCTAAGAATCTCAATTTTTAAATCTACAACTTTTTTATCTAATTCATCTCTAGTAGTTTCACTCTTTTCAATATCCTCAATCATCAGATCATGAATCTGATTAACTTCACTAACTTTAGAATTTAAAGTATCAAAAATTTCAGTGTTATCTTCCTTTACAAGTTCAATTTTAGATACAACATCATTTACAGTATTATCTAAAAATTCTGCAAACTCTTTAATTTTTGAATCTGTTTTTATTTCAGAGTCAACAATTAAATTTTTATATTTTGGAATATCATTATTTTTTATCTTACCAAGTTCTTCATTGAGAGAATTAAAATCTTCAACATATTTTTCATCAACAACATCTTTTATATTATCTAAAGTTTCTTTCAGTTCTTCTTCTAATACTTCACATCTATTAGTAAGTCTAATTTCAGAATCAACAACTAATTTTTCATACTTTGGAAGTTCATCGTCAACAAAAGTATTAACTGTTTCGGATAAATCAGAAACATCTAATCTAATTTGAATCAGATTTTTCTGATTAATAGCCTTAACTTTATCTTGAACATCACGAATACACTCCTCTAGAAACAAAAGTTGAGATACCAGTGCCTTGTCCAAATCTTCTTTCGTGAGAAGATTTTTAATATCTCCATTTATCTCATCAATTTTTTCTGAGAGATGATTTACCTTTTCTATATTGGATTGATAGTTCCCTAATGTTTCAGAAAAATCAGTTAGAACATCAACTTTACTTAAATTTCTTTTGAATGCATCATAGGCATCAGAAAAAGTATTCAGTTCAGGATTTTCAATACTCCCCTGAATTGCATTTTCAACAGATGCTTTTTCTCTATCAAAGTATTCTGATGGTTTTCTGATTGCCACTATTATTACAAATCCTTATGTATAGATATTTATTATATTCTCAGAAAGACAAATTGTCAAACATTTAATAACGATATTCTTGGATTCTATCCAACACCTTATTGAGATATTTATGTGCTAAATCTTTTTCTTTCTGCCAAACTGATTTCGATTCTGTATCAACTTCATGCTTGAGTTTAAGAACATGACATATCAGTTCATCTTTGTTCAATTGATTCCTTGACATATAATAAAAAAGACTCTACTCAGTATATAGAGTAAAGTCTTTTTTGTCTTCTATTGAATTGGGATTTGTGCTGGTATCAACATACCACCACCCTTATCATCGTCATCATCAATATCTTCAGAGAGTACGGAATGAATTATAAAAGCACCAAACATTAAGGTTGCTAATAACATCATTTTACCATACTCCTGGAATGATTTGACCTGTGACTGCATATGATCCCATAGCGGCAATGACTCCAATCATTGCTGCCCAACCATTAATACGTTCTGCGGTTTCGTTCATTGTTCTTGCTCCTGTGTTTTGTTGTAAATAATGACTCTACCATTTTCATGAGTGAATACTAATTCATCATCATGTGCCCAGCAGAGTTCTTCGTATAGGGCATTCAACCTCTCCATATCATCATAGAGTTGATTTGGATTAGTCATTTGTTTTACTAACTACGGTTAAGCGTTTCCAGATTTCATATGGATGTTGAGGTTTGTGTTCTCTATCCATAGGTTTAGAAGACTCAAAGGGATCTCTTGAGAGATTTTTAATAACAATGAATGCATCTTTGTTATACTTACGAGTACCGATAGGTGATTGCCATTTTTTGTTATAGACTTCACCAACATCGATACCAGAAACTTGAGTTCCTGCCATTTCGACTACAATGTTATCACCTTCTTCCCACCCATATTTTTGGGCAAGAGAAGAAACTTGTTCATAAACAGATGGAGCATCCATTACTCGATCTTCTGGTTCAAGACTTCCGTGCATCAGTAGAGGTTTTCTTCTTGTTCAGTTTGTATTATAACATCAGAAGTTGGATATGCAACACAAGTGAGCACAAATCCTTCTTCCATTTGATCATCATCCAAGAATGATTGATCACTTTGATCTACTGTACCAGATACAATCTTACCTGCACAAGATGAACAAGCACCTGCACGACAGGAGTAGTTCATATCAACACCACCTTCCTCGGCAGCATCAAGAAGATATTGGTCATCCTGACAGGTGACGGTTGTTTCGGATCCGTCAGGAGTACGGAAGGTAACGTTAAAGTCCATTAGTATTTCTCGGAAAAGTTTTTTGTGAAGTATGCCATTGATATAGCAAAGACAATACTAGTTATTGTATAAAAAATTTGATACAATGTCAAGTATTCAAAAACCGAAAAATCCGAAAAAGAACACACTACCAGTTGTAGCATAAGAAACCAGGGCAGCAGCAAATCCAATCATTGCAGTGCGACCATTGAGTTTCTCTGCACGTTCTGCATATGTCTCAAGACCATACGTGTCAGTATAGGATGGATCGACGTACATACGGGGTTCTGTAGCCCACATGTTTGTGCGTCCACCGTCTTCGGTTGTTACAGTCATTTGAGTTTTGTGAAGAAACATTACAGTATTATATAGCAAACATAAAGTCTTGTCAAGAGCATTCAGTATAAATGCTTACTATTTCCCTTCAAACCCAGGAGGTAACCGATTAAAGTATGGGTCATAGTCAAATAGTGCATCCCAATCTTCAATTTGGTTTGCTTGCGTTTTCCAAAAATTCCAAAGACCTTCATAACTTGACTTATGGAAAACTTCAATATGCTCATCATGAATTGAAGAACCAAGTTCAAGTTTGTATAAGAACAAAGGAATAGTAAAAGTATTTCCAGAGTTATAAATCAAATCATCAGCAACTGCTCTTGGTTTAACTCCATTATCAATCTTATACTTATCTCCTCTTACATGAAGGTCAATTAGTTTTTGTGCATGACGACGGGTAATCATATAACATGCTGTTGAAAAATCATTTACAAATCTTTTATGCATTTGTAAATGAACTGATGCCGTATTAATAACTGCAAGTTGAATTACATCATAGTCATAAGGAACTTTTGCATAGAAATTTTTCCATTCAAAAGGCCAATATGATGCAGTAGAAATGTCGCAATCATCTTCCATTATTAATGCACATAGAGCATCAGTTTTAAGAAACTCTACCATTGCTTTCAGATGGGACGTAGTGCATCCTACTTCACCAGAAGACATACTATCAGGGTATCTTCCTTTAAGGATGTCTCCAAGGTCTCTACCGTCCCTACCATCATATGCAGAGATACGAGTATAATTCTCAATCTCCCAATACTTAAATTGCTCTTCCATATATTCTTTTCTTTCTGGTTGCTCATCCAGATTTAGATAATATATGGGAGGAAATCTTTTAAGTTTATAAAGTGCCTTATTTCTATCCATTAAATAACCTTCCAATTCTCACAATATAAATCTTTTGTATCTTTGTCTGCATAATCAGAACCAAACCACATGCTTGGTGCAATTACTTTTTTGTTTGGATTTTGAATCAACCATGCACCCCACCAACTCATAGAACTATTAGCAATAATAGCATGATCACATAAAGACATCAAGCACATATCAAGATATGGAACTAATGCTCCATCTGAATGAGTATCTTCTGGTTCAGAGAACATGAATCGATCATTCTGAAAGAACTCTTGCTCCTTACACCACTCAATCGAATCGGAAAACACAACTACAGGAAGACTTTCATCAAACTCCGCAAGTGCCTTCTCATAATACTCAAGAGGTTGCACAGGATGTTGATGTGCAAGGTTTACATATGCCCATTTAAATCCTCTCTTATCGGCAAGACCAGGATCACCACGACGAACATGAAGGAAGATAACTTCTTCTCCCATCTGACTACGAAACTCTTTACAAGGATCTAACCAATTACTTTTAAAAGTAAAATCTTTACGAACTTCGTCTTCAATATGTTTGAAATATTTTTCTGTTTGAAAAAATCCATAAACACTTACTTTGTCAGGACACTTATTAAATATATCCTCATCAAAATGAAAATGATTTTCCTGAATTATATTTTCAGTTTCAATCCATCCAATATTTTTATTGTGGGTAAGTTCAAATGCTTCTATTAATCCATAATTATCAATTTGAACTTGTGAGTTCTCCGGAGGAATTGTATATTCAAACTCTCGATTTGCTGCAATACCTTTGAGTGCTGCATACTGAAACATTTGATTGCCAAATCTTCCAATCGTTCCAATATGATTAAATCCAATCACCTTTCATATCCTCAAAAACTTTTGCAATCCCTCTATCTATGGTAGTTTTAGGCATCCACCATCCAGTAATATAAGTATCTGCTTCGTTTCGTTTATCCATCTGAACACTATCCTTAGCAAGACCAGGTTTAATATTTACTGTCTTACCAATCAAATTAAATTGTCCCTGAATAATAGAAGCAACATCTTTGATAGAAGTAGAACTGAAGGAAGTAACATGAAGAGGATCTTCTGGTTTGAAGTCGGTAAAGTTCTCCATCACAGTCTCTAATGCCTCACAACAGTCCTCAGCATAAAGAAACTGACGTTCTTCTGTGCCATCAGTCATCATCTCAAACTCACCCTCCTCAAATCCCCTACGGATGAAGTCAGTAATCACATGAGCCTTCTCCATATCTTTTTCGATACCATACACATTCCAGAACTTCACTGTGAGTCCTTTCAATGCTGTAGTATGAAGTTCACCCACTCTCTTCATTACACCATAAGGAGAGTAAGACATGTTACTCATTTGCGAAGAAGCAAATATAAATCTTTTTCGATACTTCTCAAGTAAGGCAAAAGTATTTGCCATCATACGTGTATTATTGTTGATGAACTGGAAAGTATGCTGATACTTTTTCAGATAGTGTGAACCCCCGACATCAAAGGCAAGAAAGAAAACAAAGTCTGCTTTACTTATAATGCGTTCAACATAAGTATTTGGTGTTACACGAAGATCATTCTGTGTACCTTCAACTATATCAACACCAATGACATCATGACCTTTTTTCTTTAAATACTCTTTCAAATAAGCACCGATCTGTCCGGCAGATCCTAAAATAGCAATGTTCATTTTTTAATCTCATCAACTTCATTTTTTAGATGTTCTAATCTATCATCAATTCCACTCATCTTATCTTCTAAAGATTTTATCCAACCAAAATACATATTATTTTCATACTCATCAACTATACCATGATCGATATTATATCTTGATATTGCCCAAGAAGGAGGTTCTTTAGATTTCCATGGATAAAGTTTATATTCTATTTCTGCAGCAATAGACCATAAAAAACATCTTACATTAAAAAATATTTTATACATGATACTTTGAATTATTTTTTGATAAATGCACTATTTTTGAATCAAATTTACACTGTGAGGAAAAATCTTCGGGATATGCATATGAGGGTGAAAGGGTATTTACCCTCTCTTTATTTTCAATAAAAAATTTATTTAAATGACTCTCGTCATGCCATACTGCAATTATATCATCTTTTAAATCATTTTCAGTTCTTGTTTGCAATTCATCAATTAACTGTAAAACATCAGGAACTTTTCCACCCCACAAACATCCTTGCCAATAAGTTGAAGTATCATCACCCTTTGAAATAGAAGCTCGGCATTTTGGGTTTGTCTCAAACGCACCAGGATACTCATCATGTGGTTTCATACCAAGAAAATGACATGGATGATGCACTCCAAAGAAAGATTTATCATAATCAAAAAATTCATCTTCAGTGATATCACTTTTCACTAAAGCATCAGCATCAATAAAAACGAACCAATCATTTTTCATGATATCTTGTCTTGCTTGATTTAGAATCTCAAATCTTTTGAGAGTAATAAATGGCCAATCTAAATGATTCTGATGATATTGAATTACGTTATCTGGAACTCCTTCTAATTCCCCATCCGTAAACACCAAGAATGTTTTTTCGGAGTTAGGTAGAAAATGTTCTTCAATGTGTTGATAATAATCCGGAAGAAAATTGACATACTTACCTGTACCAATAAAACAAATAGCAACTTTATTGTATCTATTTTTAATAATATTTTTCATGTTTGGAATATAGTGATTCTTGACAACCTCGACCCAATCAAATTGTTTTGAGTATTCGATTATCTCATCTCTATTCTTAACAGAGTACTCTCTATTTTCTATAATGCATTTTTCAACATACTCAAGATCACCAATTTTGTCCTCCGGAATAACAGTTATAAATTCCTTACTTAGATCAAGATTTGCAGTTGCATACTGACTTACAACCACACCCAAACCTGCAGTTAGTGCTTCTGTGCATACTAATGGATGTGCCTCTCCATCAGAAAGAAGCACAAGGTTACCATAGTCAGTGAGATTATCATAAAGATATTGCTTTTCCCACTCACCAAGATAGTTTTTGGATTGATCAAACCTTTCATCTACAACATTACCAGCATAGTAAAGACTACTAATGCCCTGAAAGAAACATTGCCTCTTCCTGTAATCAACCTTTGCAAGACACAAAGATCTATCTGGATACTTCGGAGTATCAGTTCTTCTAAAAAGATCAACATTGACCCCATTTGGAGTAACAGATAATTTAGATTCATCAAACTTCATTATGTTTTGATAGACATTCTTGATGCCTTCAGACAAACAAAATACGTTTGGTTTTATCTGTGCAAATTTCTCTGCTACCCTAGGACCATAGTAATCCCATTTGTTTGGTTGCTCTAGATATCCAAAATGACTTGTAATTGCATACGGATATCTGATGTAAGGAACTAATTCAACAAAATCATCATACTGAACATGAACAAAATCAGGATTAATTTCATGCAATTGCTGCAGTATCTCAATTGGTTTAGGAGTGTTTACAATTGATACTTCATGACCTAATTTTTCAAGAGCTAGTTTTTGATCCCAAATAAGAATCTCAACTGCACCCCACCCTGTAGGTGGAATTGGCATAATGCCCGGACCAACGATTGCTATTTTCATATTATCTAAGATGTTTCATTGAATTCTTTCCAAAATGATATGCTTTCCTAGGGATTCATACCCAAGATAATCTACATCTTCATACAGATTTTCTTCGTCAATTTGATAGTTAGTCCAATCCCCAAAGTATGGCCTTCCTACATCGATAATACCAGCAATTGCATCAATACCAGCACCAACATCTAGAAATACAGCATCTGTATACTTCTTCAGTCTATGTATAAGACCAGACTTAACGTGTCCCATACCCATCAGGAAGATCTTAGAAGTTGATTTCTTCAGTTGTTCTCCAACCATCTTTTCAGTTGCGTCCAAATCATCACAAGCAAACTTTTGAGGTAGAGAAATATAATTCTCAAACTTTTCAATACCAAGATACTCTTGATACTGATCTGCTCCCATTAATTCACTCACTAAATTCATTTTTGTGCTTGCTCCAATGAGACCAATCTTACCTGCAAAAGTTTTAAACAACCACTTATTTGCAATCAAAGCATATCCATACTCCGCAGGAAAATGAATCTTCTGATGAGGAATTACTTCTCTAAAAAATTCTCTATTATGAGTATAGATTTCACATGTATAATAATCACATAATTTAGATCCTTCAATAAATTGTTGGTGATTTATTTCGGAATATGGTTTTGCAAGAGCTCTTGCTCCAGGTCTAGCACTACCGGAAGGAATACCTCTTAAGAACCAGTAATCACCATCACCAAACTTATAGAATGTCTTACTCTCTCCTTTCTCTACAAGATCCATCAGAAGATTTTTATAATCAACTAAGTGCTCTTGGAAAAAAGGATAACATTCTGTTCTTTCAAAGTAAGGTTCTGTATCAATATTGACACACCCATTAATCTTATATTGTTCTAAAAACTTTGCAGGATACTTAACATCAGTCATTACTATACCTCAATAATTCAAAATACTTACCCAATTTTAATTCCATTTTTTTAGTGACGGTTTCTTTAATATCACACTCATTATATTTTTCATAAGGAAGAATCCTAAAATCAACACTAAATCTAGTCATACTAGTTATATTGATTTTATTACCATGTGTTAGATTTGATCCATTCCATACATAATACTCCCCATAATCGGCATTCATTGGTTTATAATCACCCTTATTTTCTACAGACTCTACCCAAATAGTAGAGGTATCTTTTGCTTCTGTAATTGGTAAAAATATATTTACTTCATGAGGACTATGACTATAAGTTTTATCTTTATGAAATTCTGCCACAGAAATATTGTTGGGAACTTGAACTCTAAAAGTGGGAAATCTTTGGTATAGGATATCTTTTTTAAAATGAGGAAAAATAATTTCCCTTACAAATTTATTGTAGATATTCAAAAAATTGGTTTCCTTTACTTGCTCGTAATATCTTTTATGTATTTTTGTACTTTGATCTGTAGAAAATGTAAGTTTTCCAAAATTACAATCTTCCCACTCATGAATATATTCTAAGTTATTATTTTGAAATATTTTTTCTATTTCATATCTAAACTTATATTTCTCTTTATCAAAAGAGAACTTTGTACCAAGCATTACCAACCCTCCTTAATGCAGTCAACAATATACTGTCTATCTTCTGGTGTGACCCACCAACCAACAGGAATACAAATCATTTCTTTTACAAGTTTATCTAGGTTAGGAAGATCAGTTCTAAACTCAGACATACATGAATGAATATCATTTCTTTCATGTACTCTACTAACCATGATGTTACATTCTTTCATCTTACTCATAAAGTCCTGCTGCCTTTCAACCTTCAAGGTGTAGATCCAATATGATGATTGACGATCAGAATTATTCTCAAGAAGAGTCACTCCAGGTACATTTACCAACTCTTGATTGTAAAAGTTAGCATTGTCAATAGTCTTGGCAATATTCTCTTCTACTCCAGGTAAATTGTTAATACCAATAGTTGCATTAATATCATTCATATGAAACTTAAATCCATACTCTGAGATGTCACTCTCACACCGAAAGTCCTTACGATTGTTTTCCCTATCAATACCATACCAACGAAGAAGTTTTGCCCTCTTCACCTGATTTTCATTAGGGAAGATTGCACAACCACCATCACCAGTGGTCAGGTGCTTGATTGCTTGAAAACTGAATGTACAGATATTACCATGATTACCAATCTTTGATCCCTTGTATGTTGATCCAAAGGCATGAGCACAATCCTCAATCACGACAGGTCTGAACCCATACTTCTCCTCTGCATTGTCTTGGATCTCCTTCAACCGATCAAGGTCCACTGGATACCCACCCCAGTGAACCACCATGATTACTTTAGTTTTTGATGTGATCTTCTTCTCAAGGTCATTTAGGTCAATATTGCAAGTGTTAAGATCAACATCAACCCACTTTACTTTAAATCCATTAGCAACAATAGGCCAGTTAGTAGCAGTACAAGTCAGTGGCGTAGTCAAAACTTCATCACCAGGTTCCATACCATCCCAATGAGAGTTTGCAAAGGCAACACCAAAGTATGATTTGATGTTATCAGCAGGTCTCTTCAGCATATGAAGAGCAAGGTGCTCTGCTGATGTTGCAGCATTCACACTAACAACTTTTTCATTATTAAAAAACGTCTTTAATTTCAATTCAAACTCTTCTACCTTTGGACCCTGACCAATAAAACCAGACATCAATACTTTTGATACTTTTTCAGGAGTTTCATTTGCCATGAATACCTTAAATAGAGGTATGATACTTTCTTTTACTTTCATTTTGAAATTAGAGTTATTGATGGGTAATCGTCTAGAACTTCTATTCTAACACTGTCTGCATACTTTTGCAACACAGGTTGAATTGTGGGTTTACTATACCTCAACATCCACTCAACATTATCTCTTTCTACAGAACCACCTTCAAGCATCATGACTCCACGTACTTTAGGTAGATAATTTTGTATTGCAAACTCAAAGACATCTCCATTATTTGCAATATCAATGTGTAAAATGTCTATCGAATTATCTTTATAATCCCCAACAGAATCATAAAAATTTTTCTTATTAATAAAGACATTTGAGTTGTCTTTATACTTGTTAGTTACAAACTCATAGTCTGCTGCATTGTGTGGAAATTCATCAAACAAATCATTTGCTTCAATAATTGCGTTTCCACCATACTTAATAAAAGAATCTAGAGAATATCCCTCTAAGATACCAAACTCAACTATATTCTTTGGTTTTGAAACAAAACAAATTGATTGAAATACTTTATCGTAGTTGTTTTCTTTATAAGAAGATTTAATATTTTGAGTATCCACTTCCATAACTTTCATTATACCATCTCCGGGTACAGTATTTAATATCTGGTTGAAAATCTGTGTCTTTGGTTTCCCAAAAATCTCTCATACTATTCTCAATGTTGACTCCATCTTTTGGTGGTGGTGGAGCAAACTCATCTAGATTAATGCCATCAAGATACTCTATAAAGTCTACTACTTTGACACCAAAGTATCCAGTTTTGACGCAAGGGAAGACAGTATTATCCTCGACACAGAAAAGGTTTCTAGGATTGTTTAAAAATGACTCAATCATTGAGGCATCATCAAGAATCATTCTAGGTTCATAGTGGAAGAAATAATCATATTCACTGATTTGCTCTTGGTATTCCTTCCACATTTCAATGTCACCACCTCCATTATTATACTTTCCATAATCATTCTTGTGCTTAACAAACATAAAAGTTCCTGCAGGAATTGCATCTTTGACTTCTTGTGGAAGATCATCTTCACTTTCATGAGTATTTTCAACAAAAACAACATCACACTTAGAGGTATCTACCTTATCAAAGAAAATCTTTAGACCCCTAGAGTAATCATCTATCCTGGACTGAACATAGTCATTTCCATACTTGTAATCACTAACATCTACAGCTGCCCTGAGTTCAATGAGAATCTTCATGCTTGCAACTCCGCAATAATTTCATATTGTCTATGAAGATGAGTATAATTTTCAAAGACACTGAACAATTCATCATTATTTTTATAAAGATATGCCATCACAATCTGCTCATTATTGATAACATTATTCTTAATCATTTTATTCCGAAGAACATCATCAACCATATCACAGAACTTACTGAGTGCTTTTGCTCCACCACCCCATAGTCCTGCCATAACCCAAGATCTAGCGTCAAGGAAGTATGATTCATCACACACTTCAGATTCAACTAAATCAGTATAAAAATTCATTGTAGCTTGAATCAATACAGTATCCTTACAAGATAAGAGCACCTCTTGTGCTGCCTCTGAAGGATAAGGCATATTGATATCAACATCATGAGGACCAAAAAATCTAGAAAGACCTGCATCCATCCACATAAAGTATTCAGTATCAAAAGGGTTCTCTTCAATGACTCTCTTTACCCAAGGGAACTTAGAGAAAATGACAACATTATAAAGACTCATCTTACACTCAACTCTGGATGGGCAAGAGACTTTCCCTTTAAAATCCTCATCATCTAAAACTTTTTGAATATCATTATTCAATTCATAATAGGGAATCTCTTCCAATGATTGAGTAATTACCTTTGTTGGTAAACCCTTTCTATTCTTCTCCACAAATTCTTTTAAAGATTCATCAACAAAAATAACCATTGGTGATTTCGTCTTAAGAGTTTTTGTAAACCAATCAAGATATTCATCAAAGGATCTACCATCTCCCTTTGTTCCCCTATCAATATCATAGAGAGCAGTTACTAAAGTTACAGACATTTTCAAACCTCCTTATTAAATACTTTTAAAATTGCTTCAGCACGATTGATAAACGTGTGATTCTCTTTAACAAATCTCATTGCTTCATACATGAGATCATGATCTGGATTCTTCTCAAACTCTAAACAATCAATTGGTAGTTGAGATTCATCATCATTGTAAATAACATAATCACCAAACACTTCTTTGACTGATGAAGAATTCGTACCAGGAAGTCTACCAAAACTAATCTGCTTGATAGTTCGACATGGTATAAATCCAATCTTCTTATGGTTTCCTCCAGTAACTGGTTTACCATGTAATTCAATATTCCCATCAGAGTTACCGTGATATGCGTCACTACCACGAACATCTAGAGAAATTATAGACTTCTGCATATAAACTTTGTTTTCTTCAAAAGTGCAGGGGTCACTCCAAGGATTTCTATGGACGAATGGAATACCAAGTCTATCTAAAGTCTGTGCTACCTTCTGCATCTCAAGAGCAGGACTTCCACCAAGAGTGCCAATGAAATAAAAATTGTCTTCTCTTGGAAAAAATCTATCCTCAAAATTAATTTCATGAGGAAGAAGGTTAGTTGCCCAAATAGTATGAAGTGCTTCGTATCCACTCAGTCCTTTCTTATACCTGTCACCAAGAACACTATCATCTGCCTTAGGATTATAGAAACTTACTGGATCAATCTCTGCAAGTTCCTTTTTATCCACAACCATATTATAGTTGTAATCGTTTATCTCCCTAACGTTGAATCTAATATCAACGAGTCTAGCATCTTTTTCCAGATACTTACCAGGATTTACTGCATTGTGAACAAAGTAAGTAGAGGAATCTAAAATTGGAATATCCATGTCCGCAAATCCCTCTGTGATGAAAAGAGAGTTTGAATAATCAAATATGGCAGGGTCTGGATAATTCTGATGATGAAACCAATAAGCATCATATCCAAGATGCTTGAATGCATTATACAGAGCGGAGTGAGTATATGAATGTGTATGTGTATCCAGGGGGAAACCCCAGATAATTACCTTTGTGTTTGACATAATTAAAATCTTGGTACAGTTACAATGAATGGATGTGGTTGATGATCAATTCCAAATACATCAAGTGCTTTTCTATGTAGCATCTCATTGGACCAAGCACCTCCAAACTCTTTTTTACATCGTTCCATTAATATTTCCATATAGTTAAATGTGCTCATAAAAACATCCATTGCTCTAGACCCACCAAAGTCTAGCCAATCATTGATCATTCCATCAGGTTGATTCAACCATCCAGAATAGTTTACCACAGATTTATCGTATTGTTCATACTGAATTTTTTGTCTAGGTTCACAATCACTTCTCAATTTTACAACCCAATCATACTTGAAATCGTTTGCATACTCATACTCTTTCCTTAAAAGATTGACTTGATTAACACTATAGTGATAAGACATCCAGTTGTTAACCATCCTACTAATATAATCAGGTTCTTCTGATTCTTGCCAATGAACAGACCAAGGGACTATTCTTGCTGTGTCTGGATAATATGCATAATCAGTATGCAGAGTGTTATCTCTAAAAGTTTTACTCTCCTCTGTCTTGTAGAGTTTTGGTTTGTATATACTCAAAGCATCTTCAATTGCTGAAGGAGAGATCCTCTGTTTTTCCCATCCACCATCACCACCGTATTTGTATGGTTGTGTTTGTAGTTTTTCATCAAACCAGAAATGAAAAAATACATCTACATCATATCCCACACACATGTTCTCTAAAATGTATGGAGCACACTCTGGAATGAGTCTAGGTTGACCTGATAAACATAATGCTACTTTCATAAGTTTTTCCAATAATCGAGTGTGTCACTAATTGTTTTTTCTAATCTAATTACAGGTCTCCATTGTAATAGATTCTGTGCCTTGTCTATATTTCCAATGATAATGGGTTCATCAGTGGGTCTCAATAGACCATCATCAATATAATAATCTTGATCACCGACTATTTTTTTAAAGACATCTGAGATACGTAAGGAGACACTAGAACCAAGATTAATTGTTTCGTTCTTGATATTTTGACAACGGTATAGTGCCTCTGTCAAGTCTCTTACATCTATGATTGATCTAACCCCATTCAAATTTCCAACCTTTATAGGAAACTCTTCATTAACGACACGTTTACACATATCAGAAACAAAGTCATTAGTCTTTCTTGGACCAGTGCAATTGAAAATTCTGACATTCACATAGTCAATACCAAACATCTGGTGATAATTTCTCACAATGTGCTCCTGAGACAATTTAGATGTCCCATATGGAGAGAGTGGATTGCAATATCTATCCTCATCTGGTGGGGTGGACCAATCAATATCACCATACACAGATGATGAAGATGCGTTGATGAATAGAGGGTTTAGATTTAACTTGGCACAACAATCAAGAAGATTTGCTGTGCCAATTACGTTTGTAGTTAGAGTATGAATTGGATCTTCAAAAGAAACATCAGGTCTACTCTGTGCTGCCAAATGATAAATTACTGACGGTTGATATTTCGACAAGACACGAATAATGTCACTCTTGTTTAATACATCAAGAATAACTGTAATATTATCTAGTATCTCATCTCTAGAATCAATTGTCGGTTTGTGATACGTTGGAATCACTTCTTGACCATGATTTAAAAGAGTTTCATACAAATGAGACCCCATCATACCAGCAGCACCAGTAATCAAACACACCATAATTTAAATCTCTCTAATCTTTCTGGAGTACCAATGTCAAACCTATCTGACTCTAAGACTTTATATGATAGTGGCATCATAGGCATTATATCATACTCCATACTCAATGACAACTTTTCAGGCACTATGATATCATCAGAATATATTTTATAGATCCCCATATTGACCATCTTTTTACCACTTGCCTCAGGATTTTTCTCTACAAATCTTTCAACCTTTCCATCTGTACCTTCAATATATCCTACATCATTTGCTACAAGTTCTTCAGTAACAAAAACTGTTGAGGTATCTGTATCTAAATTTAAATCACCAGAGTAATACGTATCACCATTCATCACATAAAAATACTCTGGCAAATCTACCTTGCTTAGAAATCCAGCAGTCCCTGATGGTTCTCCCTCATTAAATACATCAACTCCTAGGTCTCTAAAGTATTCATAATTAAGATCAGAACATACCAGAGTGATATCAAATCCATATAAGTTCTCTATTACTCTTTGAATGAAAGGTTTACCATGAATATCCATCAGTGGTTTAGGGATACCATTACTAACAGAAGCAAGTCTAGTTCCTTTACCACCAACAAGCAGATATAGTTTAATCCCCTTTGATAACTCTGTAACTATCATCCTCAAAATGTGTAGTGGAAAATTCATACATATCCGTGTCCTCAATGGCATACATCTGATGCCTAAGATTTCTAGGAACTTCAAACTTATCCCCAGGATTTAATATTATTCCTTCTGCTTTCTTAATATCATCATCAAATCCATAGAGCAAATGCAACTTACCAGAGTGAATATAAAAAGTTTCTTCTTTTATTTGATGATAGTGCCAGGAACACTTCTTTCCTTTGTTAAAAAATAAAAGTTTTCCACAGTATCTTTCGTTGTTGGTGATCCATTTTTCATATCCCCATCCCTTAGGGACATATTTAATTGAAGAAATCATTAGTGTTTACTCCCTTATCATCAATATAGTAATCACCCGATGGTTTTCCCATGCGTAGTTCATTAAACATACATCCCCAAGACACTAACTGCTCTAGGGTGAAATCGTAATGTTCTTCATGCGCAAGTTTTGAAGAGTTCTTATGTTTACCCATACCTCTAGCAGTGTGATAGATGATACAATTTCCTTGAATATATAGATTGTTTATTTTTGCGATTCTCTCCATCATTGGAGTAGCATCTGTATACTTTGTTTCGTTAGTTGGACCAGGAATACAGATAGTATCGTCAATATCAATTACATAATTCATCATGCCCTCCAAACATCAACACCATGTTTCACAAATTTGAATGGAACTATTCTACCATACTCTTTTTGTTTTAAAGATAAAATTAAATCATGCCTATCCTCAAACGTAGTGAATAGAATCATGTGACCTCCACCTCCAGCACCTGATATTTTAGCAGCAGTGGCACCATTTTGCAAAGCGTATTCATAAGTTTCAAGTAGTTCTGGAGAACCAACCTTACTACTAGTCCTCAGTTTAAGATTCCAATATTGATTCATCAAATCAGATATCTTACCAACATCCCCAGTTAGCAAACTCCTCTTAAATTCTATACAAGTTTCCTTAATTTTATGAGTTGCTTCTATAGTTTTTTCATCTTTGTCTAAATTTTGAGAGGTCAACTCAATAATTCTAGAGTCATTCCTAGGACAACCAACATAATACAACACGGTATTCATCTCAAGCATATTCTGTGTCTTGTAATTAAGTCTTAATGGATTAATAATGGTTCTACCATCAGGTAAGAACTCCATAAAATTAAATCCACCGAATGCTGCAGAATACTGATCTTGTTTACCTCCAGGAAGATCACATATCTCTCTTTCAATCTTAAGTGCAATGGTAGCAGTCTCATACTCATCATTAGGAATGCCATAGTATTCACTAATAGCAGATACAAGTGCGACAACGAGTGCGCTAGAACTTCCCAAACCACTCCCAGCTGGTGCCTCAACATAAGTCGTAATTCTGACAGGTTTTCTTTCTAAATTAGCAGTGAGATACTGATAGGTGTTAACAATAAGTTTTAACTTAGTGTCTACATATTCTCCGTTAGTGAATTTTTGAGACCTCATATCATATCTTTCACTGATTCCTAAATCAATACTCTTAAAGACCCAGTGAGTATCACGACAATCACAATCATATGGTTCTATTTTACAATAAGCGTACTGATCAATAGTGCCACTCAACACTACTCCACCATAGGTATTCCAATATGGACTTAAGTCTGTCCCACCACCAGCAAGACCAAGACGTAAAGGTGCTTTAGAGAATATTGTTTTTGTCATTTTAGTTTTTCAATGTAATCACTACAGATTCCATGGCAATTAGTTACTTTTAATGACTCCCAAGAAAGATTGGATTGCTCAGGCATTACAATAATACTTCTACTCGTATATGGTTTACCTGGATAACTCCAGATAAATTGTTTACTAGTTAAAGTAAAGTCATCTTCCTGATGCCAAAAGTAATTATATCCACTAGTACCATCAGAAAAAGCAAACATAGTAGTAATATCTTTACAATGAATCCAAAGGTGTTGTGCTCTACCCGCCAACCACCACCAAGTTACTGCATATTGAGGGTCATCATGCCCCAACCACAGACGTTCTGTTTTGGGATCATATCTAACATCAACCTCAACATCATATCCTTGTTCTATACATTTGTCAATTTGATCTGGACTATTTTCAATAGAAGAATCTGGACCATTGATATTACCTCTATGTGCTATGAGTTTCATTTGTAGTGCTCTAGGAAATAATTTAGATCTTCAGGAGTTCCAATACCCCACATACGTTCAATTTCTTTGATTCTCACCTTCTTACCATCATTAATTGCCTCATTAAATACAGGACAAATGTAAAACTCACCATTAGTTCTGATGTCTTTGTCAATCATCTGCTCTGCGTATTTAACATAATCAGAACCTTTTTTCCAGAAGTATACACCAACTGTTGCATCTTGACTGATTGGTTTCTTTTCTGCAACTTCAGCAACGAATCCATCAGACCCGACCTTAGCATAGGACCACTTAGGGTGAGTTGCTTTGAAAGTCAAGATACCACCATCAATACCATCAGCATTGAATGCATAAAGGCACTCATTACTATTCCACTCCATAAACTGATCGGAGTTGGCAAGGAGCAAAGGATCATCGTTGTTGATAAACTCTTTTGCCAGAAGAGTAGTACAAGCAGATCCCTCTGTCATTTCATCTACCTGAATAATATTACAACCAGGTGCAATTAGAGTAAGAAGATACTGAAGACTATATTTTTCATAATGTTCTTTACGAACAACAAAAGTATAGTTTGCCTCAATGTTAAGATTTTCAAGAACAACTTGAATCATTGGTTTCCCATTAACTTCAATGAGAGGTTTGGGAAAGGTATAACCGACATCGGCAAATCGACTTCCACGACCTGCCATAGGAATAAGAACATTCATTTTTTCAGATTTCCAAGGAATATGTGTTAATTTTTTACTATCCAAAATGGAGACTATCTCATCAATTTTATCTTGATTTAAATGGTCACGATTTTCAATAGCAATCAAATGAGATCCACTATCAAGAGCACCCTGCCTACCAATATGACTATCTTCCAAAATGACAGTATCCTTAGGAAGTGCATTGCAGGCAGTCATACAGTTCCAATACATTTCTGGAAAAGGTTTGTTCCTATGAACATCCTCATTACTCATATAGTAATCAATAAACTCAAGCAAACCCAACTTAAGAAGAACAAGTTTGACAGTATTACGAATGCTATTGCTAGCCACGGTAACCTGATATCCCTTATCTTTAAGTTGTTTGAAATAATGCATCAACTCATAATCATTATCTAGTTTACTAAAGATGTTAAGAGTTTCAACTTGTTTATCTTCCCACACCTGCTGATGCTTATCAACAGGCAGTCCTTTTCTTTCAGTGAGAAGATTGAGTTTTCTAGATGTAGGAAGACCATCATAAACACTAAGATGTTCTTCCCTATCAATTACATATTTTTTATCTACATTACTCAGAGCACGATTAAGTGCTTCATAATGCATATCTCTACTATCAATGAGAACTCCATCAAGATCAAATATAACAAGTTTATTCATAATTCAGGAAAATGAGTATTTTTTTTAAGAAAATTGTCACTTCTAACTACATGATGTGTAGAGTCTATCATGTTTACTTTTAAATTACAATCTTTAGTATGAAAAGCAAAAATTTCTTCAGGAATAAAAGAAGTTTTTTCGTTCATGTAGTATGTAGTAGCATACAAATAACAATCAGAATATAAATCTATTTTTTTACTATTAGATATTGCAATATGATCAACAGTATAATTATTAGATATATTAGGATGATTTAGTTGCAAATACCAAGTTTTATTAATTAAATTTAAATTTAATTTATCAAGTGCAATTTTTTGATTAAATTTAATATCTGTTCTCATTTGCACAACACAATCATAAATTATATTATTTGATTGTTCATATTGTTTTTTTAAAGAATTAACCTGCTGAATGGAATAAAGCATTGATAAACAATTACTAGGTTTAACAGCATTGCTTAAATGTTTTTGAGGATTATAATTTTTATTAAAACACTCATCACTGCACATAGGACTATTGATAAAATTTTTTTCAAATTTTTTAGAATCTTCAATAAAAAATTTTTTTGGTTTAATATTTTCTTTTACAAATTTAACTTGATTTTTATAGTAAACATTATCTTCGGCGTCTGTTATATGAGATCCGTTCCAGGTATGGAAAAAAATATCAACGTTATGTTCACCAGACAAAAATTTAATTTGATTTTCAAAAAGTTTATCAATTGATCTTAACTTTCCAAAGTAGCAAATAGCAATTTTCATGGTTTAATAATATATGCCGATGGAGCGATAAAGTTCATTGAATTAATTTTTACATTTTTGTTTTCAAAAAATCTATCAACACCAACAGATTCTGACCAATTGTGATATGCATACTCATCAAAAACAACAACACCACCACTACTAACTCTATCCCACAAAGAATTCAAA